GATCACTGGCGTCAACGCGTCTACATGCTTGAAAGCGTTCCGGTCATAGATCTCGACAATATTGAAATTGATGCTGCTTATGATGCTGCTTACCAAGCTGCTCGTGATGCTTATGATGCTTATGATGCCGCTAATGCTGATAATAAAGCTGCTTGGGGCGTTTATGATGCCGCTAAAGATGCTTATGCTGCGGCTAAGGCTGCGGCTAAGGCGCTATTAAAAAACTAATAGATAAAATTTTGGAGAATAAATAATGAAATTAGGTGATTTAATTAGGTTGTTAGAACCATTTAAAAATGAAAATAAATGTGTAATTCTAGATGGAGATTATATTGCATGTACAAATATTGAATTTATGTCTTACAGAGGGGATTATAGTGATTTAGCTATTGATTTTTCTTTTGAAAGTAAAAATGGAAATGAAGATATAACGTCTAAATTTTTATATAATAAATTATTAGACGTGCGCAATACAGCATTGACAGGATATAAAGGTGGTGAATTTGTAATGGGTGACGAAGTAAATGTTTATGTAGACAAACAAGGAGCATGCTCTGGAAGATTGATAATTGGGGTTGGAATTTCTTATGGAAATATTGACATTATAACTTATTATCAAAATAAATATTAAAAATTATTAGGAATAAATTATGGAATTCATTAACATGACTAGCACGGGTAAAGCGACTATCGAGGTTGATGTAAAAGAGTTTAATCAAATGGTGCTGGATAAGATAAAAAGTGATTTAACTGATAAAAACGAAAACATCGATTATGAATTATGTGGCAAAAGTAAAAGACAAATGGAATTATCGAACATTTTTAATAATAAACATAAATATGAAAGATATTTACAAATTATGGAGATTGTAACAGAAGTATCTAATGATTATGAATTGCAGCCAAAGTATGCATTTCAGATAGATATTTTTGACAGATATTTAGATAATGATTATTCTGAAAACTTGGTAAGAGAATGTATAAAAACTCAAGCAATTTGGTTACATGAAGAGCAATTAACAAGCTAATAATTTTAAGGAGTAAATAAGTATGGATTATTTTGATAATCCGAGAATGTCACAAAGTAAAATGAAGACATTGCTAGAAAGCCCACGGTTATTTTACTTAGAACATATTTTGGGGTTAGAAATGGATTCTAACACTAAGAGCATGCAACTTGGCACGTGTTTAGATTTAGCGTTAACTTCTCCTGTTGAATATGAAGCATTGACTGTTAAAAACACTAAAACAACATCAATAGCAGGTTGCATAACTCAGCATTGGAAAAAGTTAATCAATCAGTGGATAATAAACTTAAATAATTATAAATTTACTGAGGGTTTTTTAGAAGGGTATACATTTAAAGAAGTAATTGCTAGTTGTGAAACACAATCGGAATTATATTACTCTTATAAAGGTATAGACTGGAAAGCTAAGCTAGATTTTCTAGCTTCTAAACAAGGATTAATACTAGATTTAAAATCTACACGAGCAAAAAGCGCAGTAGAATTTGAAAAGGATTTTTTTAAATTTGGGTATCACACACAAGCTGGTAGTTATTCTAATGCAACTAAAATTGTATACGAATTAGACTATATGCCAACCGTGGTATATGTAGCAATATCAACTGTAACGGGTGAAGTATTTGCATATTATTGCGGTGATTCTATAATCAAACTTGGCATGATGGAAATTGACAGAGGGTGCGCTATATACACCGAGAACTTACAAAACAATGCGTGGGCATTAGATAAGCCCGTAAGTACATTAGAAATTCCCACGTGGAAAGAAATTGAAATAACAAACAACTATAATAAATATTTTGGAGAAAAAATATGAGTACAGAAATGACACAAAACAATCAGATTAATACAGTATCAATAATGACAGAAGAATTTAATTTATTACAAAGAAAAGCTACGTTATTAGCTAATTCAAGTTTAGTTCCAAGTTCTTTTAGATTACAAATAGAAAAAAAAGAATTCGGTAAGGTGGTTGGATACGAAACCAATTCAAATGCTATAGCTAATTGCGCAATTGCGATTGATATGGCACATAGAATGAAAGCTAACGAACTTATGGTTATGCAAAATTTATATATCGTTAGTGGGCGACCTTCTTGGTCTAGTCAATGGATAATCGCAGCGATTAATAATTGTGGCAAATATACATCTTTGCGTTTTGATATGGAAAATTTAGGAGAAAAAGAAGTTGAATATTTTGAAGAAGTGTGGGCAAATGGTAAAAAATCTTTAGTTTTTAAAAAAATTAAAATTCATAATTGGAGCTGTGTTGCTTATGCAACAGAAAAAGAAACTAATCAAAGATTAGAAAGTTCAAAGATTACCATTGAAATGGCAGTAAAAGAAGGTTGGTACACTAAAGCAGGTAGCAAATGGCAAACAATGCCAGAAATAATGTTACGTTATCGGGCTTCTTCATTTTTTGGCAAGATTTATTCTCCTGAATTGCTAATGGGATTGCAAACTGTGGAAGAAAATCAAGATATTGGAGATTTGTCGCCAAAATATCCAAATGCTGTAGAAATGCCATCCGAAAATAAGCCAGCCAAATTTGTGCCTACGCCAATTGTTGAAGAAGTAAAACAAGAACCAACTATTGAACCAACTATTGATATTAGTAATGCTGTGCAAGATGCACAAGATTATGAACTTGAAGACATAATGGATGAAGTGTCTGGCGATAAAAAAGAATCGTGGTAAATAACAAATAAATTTAAGGAGTAAATGATGATCACAAGAGAAGAATTATTACTAGCTTACGAGTGTGGATATAGAGATTTTAGCAGTCTTGATTTGCGTAAGATTGACCTATCTTGGGCTAACCTAACTGAGGCTAACCTAACTGAGGCATATACAATTGTAAATGGAAGTAAAAAATATCTTACTGAAAATGAAATTATTAACATGACTAAGGAGTAAATTATGTTACATGAAATCACATCAATTGGTTACGTTGGACGTGACCCAGAATTAAGAAGCACTCAATCTGGAAAATCATTTTATACATTTAGCTTAGGAGTAAGCGTTGGCACAAAAGATAAACCCAAAACTGAATGGCTATCAGTTACTGCTAATCATGAACACCCAGCAATGCCTTACGTTAAAAAAGGTACTAAAATGTTTTTAAGAGGTAAGCCATCAACTGATGTTGTTAAACCAAAAGGGGGAGAACCTTACGCTACCCAAAAAGTTTGGGCTAACACAATTGAATTACTAAGCTCTAAGAATGATACAAAATCACAAGCTGAGGCAATGTATGAACCAATGAGTATGCCTACTTCTGGTAGTGGGTTGCAGAGTGATGATATACCGTTTTAGAAAGGTTGGTAATGAGGATTTTAGCTGAGTTAATATTAATTATAATGGGGCTTTGTTTTATTGTATTTATAATAGCAGGAACTTTATATGGGTGCATAGCAATAAAAGTCGAACTTAATGAAATGTTAAAAAAAATAGAAAAAAAGGGTTGTAAATGAAAAAATTATTAATTGGTACATTGATATTATCGGTTTTAACTGGGTGTTCTCAAGTAAATACGGGAGAAGTAGGGATTAAAACTACTTTCGGTAAGGTAGTTGGAAGTATAGAACCAGGCATGTATTTTTATATGCCTGGAGTTAGCAATATTCAAATATTAAATACTAAAGTACAAACAATTGAGGGTGATTCAGCAGCATCAAGTAAAGATTTACAGACAATACAAACAAAAATAACACTTAATTATCATTTAGGTTTGCAAGACCCTGTAAGTCATTATACAAGACTTGGAGCAGACCAAACAAATATAGAAAACTCTATCGTTAAACCTGCTATGAGTGAGTCGTTTAAGTCAATTGTTGCAAGGTTTACAGCTGAAGAGCTGATTATTAAACGTGAAATTGTTAGTCAATTAATAATTGCAACTTTGGCAGAAAAGTTAAAACAGTATGATTTATTTGTTGATTCTCTGTCTGTAACGCAATTTGAATTTAGTTTAGCATATGCTACAGCGATTGAAGCAAAACAAGTTGCTGAACAAAATGCTAGTAAAGCTAAAAATGATTTGCAACGCATACAAGTTGAGGCTCAACAGAAAGTTGCAGAAGCAGAGGGACAGACTAAAGCTATGGCACTGCAAAGACAAGTCGTATCTCCTGAACTTATTCAATTAAAACAGCTTGAGATACAAAGCAAAATGATTGATAAGTGGGACGGGCATTATCCATCTACTTATTTAGGAAATAACCCAATGAATTTATTACTAAATAAAGGAATGTAAAATGTGGTTTATAGATATTCTTGCTATAATAGCTTTATGTTGTATTGGGTCTGGGGCGTTATTAATAATAAAATATATTTTTAAAGAAATATTTAGAAAAGATTATTAAACTAATTATAAAAGGTTATAAATGGCAACTAGTAAAAAACCTAGAAAAAAATATAATCCCAATACCGCTAATTTAAAAGTGTCAATAAATAGTTTGACGCCTTTTATATTGCCATTGCAATCGTTAAAATCTTTAGTGCAACGGGGATATTTGGGTATTGATACTATTCCAGGATTAGATAAAGGATTTTATCCTACTGAATATAATTTACTTGCATTTTTATTTGAGCATCTTTTTACTATGCAATATGCTACAGATGATAAAGATAAAATTAAGTTTTTTAAGTCTGTAAGAGATAATATTATTAGATATTTTGATAAAATTATTAATAATAGCGTTTATGACAAAGACACTGATAAATTAGTAGTGCCCGATAAAACTGTTATGCCTGATATTTTAAAACAAAATATTATATTTATTGTAGATAATTTTTTATTATTATTTAAAAATATTACTGAAAATAGAATGGTATATGCAATTAAATACGGTAGCCAATCGTGCCTTATTTGGTTTGGTATTAAACGAGAATCGAGTATACAAGGGTTTATTAATTTAGATAATATGTTTAAACGGTATTTTGATTATTTTGGGAGAAAATAAAAAGTGAAAATTAAACAACTTAGGTTAGGGAAACCTAAAATAAATAACAATAAATCGATTACCTACTGGGAAATTATTAATGATGAGTACGAACTATTAGACTATTGCATAATTCAACATAATTCATGTAATGATAAAAAATATTATGTATTGGATTTATATGATGGTGATTCACCTGAGAAAAGTTTTGATATTCTTCAGGATGCATTAGACTATCTACAAAACAAATTAGAAAATATAATAACATATTATTTAGAGGAATAAAAAATGAATGATTTAATATTAGGGGCAATTGCTGGAATTGGAGGTTTATGCTTAATTGTTGTTATGTCCTATGAATCTGGATTCCATGATGGCAGGGTAGAGACACAGTTAGAAGCTGGTAAGCAAATGGCTAAAAATCAGGTAATTAATAAAAAAAACAATGAGATAAAATATAAAGAAGCTGAATCCCGCATTCACGAAATAAAAAAAGTTGAAAGCTCTATAAATAAACTACAAATTGTATATAAATATATACCAATTAATACTGTTTGTAAATTAGAGAGTCAAGCTATTATAGAAATTAATAATAATTTAAGGAGTAAATGATGCAAAAACTAATTGATACTTTACTTCTTATAACATTATTATCAACGTTAAGTTTATTGCAAGGTTGTGCCACAGTTATACCTGTCCATGTGCCACAGCCTTTAGATGTTCCAGTTGAATTTATGCAACCAGCTGAGGAGCAATCTTTACTAACTGATGGCTCATTACGTGATATTGCAAAAGTAATGATGGAGAATAATATTAAGTATAAAAAACTTAGTATAACATTGGATCATTTACAACAAATAATAATAAAAACTAACCAAAATATGGAGGGTAAATAATGAAGTATATAAATTCTGGTAAAAATCCAATAAAAATATGGACTAACGATATAGAAAAAGAAGCAGAAGAACAGTTATTAAATTTAAGCAATCTGCCATTTATATACAAACATATTGCTGTAATGCCTGATGTACATGCAGGCAAAGGGTCAACAGTCGGTACAGTAATAGCTACCAAGGGTGCTATATGCCCTGCTACAGTAGGTGTTGACTTGGGGTGTGGAATGACTGCATTAAAACTACCATTTAAAATTGACAGACTCATGGATAACCTTTTATTAATAAGGAATTCTATTGAAAAGTCAGTACCTGTTGGTTTCAATAAACACAGCATGATAGATGCTAATAAAGGTTTTATTTTAACTGATATTTTGGGTGATGATTTAACTTGCTTTAACAAAGACAAGAGTAAGTTATTAACTAATGCGGGATTGCAATTGGGAACTTTAGGAGGGGGAAATCATTTTATTGAAATTTGTTTTGATGAAAATGCAGATTCTTGGATAGTTTTACATACCGGGAGTAGAAATATTGGCAAAATGATTGCTGAAGTACATATTAATAAAGCGAAAGGTTTAATGAAATCTTATTTTATAGATTTACCAGACCCTGATTTATCTTATATTGTGCAAAACACTTTAGAATTTGATAATTATATACATGATATAAATTGGGCGCAAAAATATGCTTATGAAAATAGAGAGCATATGCTAAAAAATATTCTAGCTGAAATTTCTTATTATGCATATGGCGATAAAAATATATCAAGATTTGACACTTGTTTAAAAATTAGCTGTCACCACAATTATACAACAATGGAAAATCATTTTAATAATAATGTTTTAGTTACAAGAAAAGGTGCTGTTTCTGCAAAATTAGGTCAATTAGGTATAATACCTGGAAGTATGGGGGATAAAAGCTATATTGTTGAGGGATTGGGTAACATTGAATCTTTTTGTTCTTGTTCTCATGGAGCAGGTAGAAAAATGTCTAGGAATAAGGCAAAATTAATGTTTACTGTTGATGATTTAATTAAGCAAACATCTAACGTAGAATGCAGAAAAGATGCAGATATAATTGATGAAATTCCAAGCGCATATAAAAATATTGATGAAGTGATGGACAACCAAAAAGATTTAGTTAAAATAGTCCATACATTAAAACAAATTATTTGTATTAAAGGGTAAATGATGAATGAAGAACTAAAAGACGAGGTTGTATGTTTAAAATGCAATCAAATAATTAAAGGTAAGTTTTTAAGTACAGATTTTTGCTCTAAAGAGTTAATTGTACCGATTCAATGTAATCATTGTAAAACTGAATTTACTGCAATTGTAGAAACAAATATAAGATTAGAGAGGAAATAATGAAAAATACTGTTACAGAAAATTGGATGGATAAAGCCGAATTTTTAAAATATGCGGATATTACTATTAGCAAGTTTTATAAATTAGTACATATTAACGAATGGCTTAAAAAAGGAATTATTAGAAAAACTGGTAACGAGATTACAGCAGTTTGTTTAGAAAATTATAATAAATGGTTGAAAGAAAGGAAATAAAATGGAGTTTGTAAATGGGGGTATTGTTTAATGCTAATTATATTACCAATTCCCAGTTCAGAAATGGGAGCTAATAAGTCTAAAGGTAAACACTGGAGCAGTGGAATTAAATTACGCAAAAAAGCAAGAGAAGACGGTTATTTTTTAGCACTTGAAGCATCAAAAAATGACCAATTAATTTTTACCAAAAAAGACAATTTAAAATTAACAATACATGCTTATTTTGTAAACGGCAAACATCTTGATGATGATAATTTATTGTTGGCTCTTAAAAATTACCAAGATGGTATATTTGATTTTCTTAAACTTCAAGATAAAAAAGTCAACGATAACCAAATTACATTAAGAATAGTAGACACTTCTTTTAGAGACAAAGAAAACCCTAGAGTTGAATGGGAATTAACAGTGCGTAAATAAAATAACTTTTAAAAAGGATTAATTCATGAAAAAATTATTATTATCTATATTAATTGGAACTGCAGCTTTATGTCACGCGTTTGGAATTGAGACAAGCGTTGGGGTTACTGGGCTTGGCATTGGAATTACTTTGCCAATTCAGCAATCAGATTTTAGTATTAAACTTAACGCTAATACATTTCAATTTAATAATTTTGATATTGATGCTAATATTCAATCGTATGGGGTATTGTTAGGATACAATCTATGGAAAGGGTTGTCGGTAAATGGAGGAGTGTACTATTTAAGCGGGTTTGCAAATGATAATGAAAAATTTAATATATCAGAACAAAATGCAGAGGGTTCGCTTGTAGAAAATTATCAAATTAACGGACTTTCTCCATATGCTGGTGTTAATTATAAAGCTGATATTTACAAAGGTTGGTATATTAATACAGACGTAGGAGTTATGCAAGTTAATTATAAAACAGATGAGAAAATTATTGCACAAATAAATAGAGAAAATTATAATTATAATCAACAAAATAATAAGTCAATGCTAATGCCAATTTTTAAAATAAGTATTGGTTTTGACTTCTAACATTTATCAAACACAATTTTAACAATTAACACTTTTATGTTGTTGAGTCAATAATACCAATGGTATAATAGTGTTAATATTTTTAAAGGATTAATATGTTAACTATTCAAGATTATATAAATTACTGTAAACCTTTTTATGATAACCAAAGCAGGTATTACCATGATTGGAATCATATAAATAATATGATAAAAAAATTAGAGGAATGGGAGCGTAAAAAAACATTATTGATAGATGATGTTTTTAAACCAATATTATTAAAAGCTATTTTATTTCACGACATTGTATATAATATTTATCAATCTGATAAAGACAATATAAAACAAAGTATAGAATTATATAATAATTTTACTGATGATGATGATAAGACTCGTAATAAAGTAATCTCCTTAATCAATGCTACTGATTATTCTATACCTTTGGATGAAAAAACTATAGAACAAAGGGTAATTACAGATTTAGATTTGTCAATATTAGCTTCTGATAAAGAAACTTATTTATCTTATTCAATAAATATTCAAAAAGAATATAAAATAATAAATGAATCTTTTATCAATAAAAGAATTAAGATATTAGAATCACTATTGGAACTCGCGATACAAAAAGACTTGTTTATAATATTACCCGAAATGAATAAAATAGCTATTAAAAATATTCATAATGAAATAGTAAACTTAACTGTAAAAAAATAAATATAACCCAATCCTATGATGGTAAAGAGTCATGCATTGGACATTTTAAGGAATTAACAAACAATGAATAAATATTTAAAGCAATTTTTAAGATTATTGGAAACAAAAAACTATGTAGATAAACATCATCACATACATATTATGTATAATACTAATGATTTCTTAATGACTTTTTTTGGGGGAAACGTTAATAGTGACTCTATATCAGGGCGTATAGATTACGATTGTAATATTAAAATAGTTTTAATAGTAAAGATGGAAGTAATAACCATTGAATGTAAAATAAATGACTTTACTGAGAGTAATTTAAATGACATATATAAATTTATGGGATTAACAAATAATGAAGATTGAAATACCATTCATAACTCAAGACGGGTTTAATTTTTTATGCGCAAAAGAGGGTTTTAGGTCAGCACCATACCTTGATAGTGTAGGAGTTCCAACAATTGGGATAGGTACAACGTGCTTACCCAATGGTGAAAGAGTGACAATGAATACCCCTTGCATAACTAAATTAGAAGCTATTCAGTATGCAAATAATTATTTAAAACATTTACAAAAATGGATGCAAAATAATTTAAAATGGCAACCAAACTCTAATCAACTTATAGCGTTATATTCATTTTTATATAATACTGGTGTAGGCAGTAGATTTGATAAGTATGTAAATACTAAAAAAGCTATTATTAGTGGTGATATTTCAAACATTATAATTGGCATGAAATCAATTAGAAATAAAGGGTTGTTAGATTCTCGCAGAAAAGCAGAGTGTGAAATGTTTAATAAAATGGTTTAAATTTGATTAAATATAACCATCTCGTTAGATTCCACGACATGGTCGTGCTTAGTTGGGTAAAATTATGTAACATTTTAAAATATAAATACAATGCTAATAGCCATGTGGTATAATATATTCTTTATACATATTATAAAGGTGAATTATGAAAACAGAAGTTATTATGAAACGGAATTTATTTAATTGTGAAATTAAACAAAAGTCTCATAGCGGTTTTTTTTCTGCTACAGATTTAGTAAAAGCTGGAAATAAATGGAGGGTGTTAAATAATATTGAACCATTTAATATAAATGAGTATTTTAGATTAAAAGGAACTGAAGAATTTATGGAGGAATTATCTAAAAAATATGGAGAAATAAAAATTGCTAGAAAGGGAAGGGGTAAAGATACTTGGGTACACCCTATTTTATTTATAGATATAGCATTATCAATAAGCCCGATATTAAAAGTAGAAACTTACGAATGGTTATTTGATAATTTAATTAAGTTTAGAAATGATAGCGGAGATAATTATAAAATAATGGCAGGGTATCTATTTGTACACACTAAAAATAAATCTAATTTTCATAAAGAAATTGCGGAGATTGCCAATAAAATACAATTAGCTTGTAATATAAAAGATTGGCAATTAGCTAATGAGTCACAATTACAATTAAGGAATAAAATACATAATGATATAGCTTTGCTTGCAGATGTTTTAAATGATAATAATCAAGCAGTTGCTATTGCAATTAGAAAAGCGATTAATAATTAATTGTGGTCGTGCTTAGTTGGGATAAACCATGCAACTAAGCACTGGGTAGTCTACGTGACGGGCATTATTATAGCATAGTTAATAATATTAATCAGATTATTTTTTTATCCATCTGGAGAATTTTACTAATATTTTAGTTATTAGCGGAGATAAACTAACAGCCAATCCACTAACAAAAACTTCATTATGAATTAAATTGGTTACTAGTTCTTTCATTGCGTCTAGCAGTAACCAATTAATAAACTCATAAATGGGTTTATTAAATACAGCAACTGCAATAAACCCAATTGCCAAACTAATGTATAAATGAGAATGATTTTTAATATGATTTAACATATTATTCAACAATCCGCACATTAGCGAACGAACAAAGTATTTTATTATCGCTAGTCATGCAACAATAACGCCACATTACAGAGTAATAAGATAATATATAGCAATCTAATAAAAAATAAGCAAAATTAATTAATGTAAAATCATGAATAAATAATTTAGTCATTTCTTCTAAGCAATATAAATTAGCTAAAAATAATCCCATGGTAGCTAAAATAAAATATGTGGGTTTTTTAGTTGGCAAAAACGCATAAGCAAAGCCTAAATATACCAACGAACATAAAGCTATGCTTGTACCAATAGGATTTTTCATCCAATCAATGCTAGATTCGTTTGACATTGCAAGTAAAATTCCTCTTAAACTCACGTACCAAAACAATAAAACTAATGTGCTAATTTTTAAATATTTATACATTTTGGTTATCCTTCAAATTAATAGAAAATTGTTTATCTTTATATTTATAAAATATGCTACGAGTTAATAAAATAAATATAGACACTGGTATCGTTATTATACCAGTAAAAAGGGCAATTATGTTAATTGTAGTAAAATGTAATTTATCTAATATATTACTAAAATCCATAGAAACCTCCTAAATTAACTGCCGATTAATTAATCGACAGTTCATTATGATTTGTGCATAACTTGTGCTAAGACGTACTCTCTGTCAATACAAGATTTATTGTGTCTGATCCTGAGTCTGTAGCCGTGTTTGAGGGTATATCTAACCGTAACGTATGAGGCCCACTTGTAACATTATTAATTAAGCTATTGATTGGTATTATTGTATGCACATTAATATTATTAAAGAAAAACGTTATAGTATCAATAAGATTATTATCGTAATATAAGGGAAATGAACGCAAACCTATAGGATTTAAAGCAAATGCACTAAATGAGCCTTGAATCAAAAGTTGAGAACCAGCATAAGAAACTGTAAAGCTCTGAGTGTATATCGTACCTGCAATAACACGAGTGGGCAATACTACGTAATTTGCAAGTCTACTTATAATCGTGGGTTCTTTTTGAATAATATTCCAAAACCCACTACCGCTATTAAGGAACAATTGCAGACCGTTAGTACTTTGTGTAGAGATACCATTAGGAATAAAACTAGTGCCATCAAACTTTTGTACTGTAACAACTGCGGTGCTATTATTAGTGATGTAATATCTAGTTCCTATCGCTGTAATAGAAGGGTCAGGCAACTTAACAGTATGTGCTAATGTGCCAGTCACTACTATATTCATTGGACTAGCCGCAGTTAATTGAGTTATCCCACCTGTTGATACTACCGTTTGTATTCCATTAAGAAATGTATTAGCAGACATATTAACATTGCTATCCCATTGTGCAACTGCATTTGCTGTTGGCGTACTGGTAGCCGTTTTCCAGGTTGGAGCTGCAGACCCTGCTGATGTTAATACCTGACCTGCTGTAGCTACTGTTGTAAAACTAGTTGTGTTAACTCCTGATTGATATGCAACTGTACCAGCTAACCCACCTGCTATGTTTGCAGCACTCCCTGTGG